TTAATTTCTTCTGATGCCCAAGAGATTACGTTCTCTTTTTTATCAGCCCACTGACAGAACTTTCTTTCCCAACTACTTCTACATATAATATTGTTGGGATTGCCTTGATATTTCTTCGGATTTACTGGTTTGTACCGACTTTTAATACTTTCTGCCATTAACTTGCATACATAATATATAAGGTCAAAAAGTATTTATCTAATGGCAACAGTAAAGTGTACGACTAAAGGTGTAAGTAGTATTAAATCCCTTATATTAAATCCTGCACTCACTTCACATTATCAAGTTATTATTTCAAAACCTTCTAATGATGCAGGGTTTGATGGTTTTTTGAAAAAGATTGGTGGTGAATATGGTGCTGCTGGTAGTTTCACTAGAGAAAGGTTAAATCTTTCTTGTTGTGAGGCATCACTTCCAGGTTCTCAATTAGCAACGAGTGAAATAATTAATGATTTTTATGGTGTTACTGAAAGACATGTATATAGAAGACAGTTTGATGATCGTATTGATTTAAATTTTTATTGTGATGCGGAACAATACTTACCTATTAGATTTTTTGAAGCATGGATGAATTATATTACTAATACAGATGTAGATCAGGGTATTGAGAATGAAAATTATTCCTATAGGATGAAGTTTCCAAGTAAGTATAAGGCTCCTTTAGAGGTTACTAAATTTGAAAAGAATATAGAATCAAATAATCAAGTAAAACCACTTACATATAGGTTTGTTAATGCATTTCCATTAGCAATTTCTTCTATGCCAGTTACATATGATTCTTCTGATCTATTAAAGTGTAATGTATCATTTGCATATAGTAGATATTATATTGATATAGGTACTTCTACAGCAGAATTTACAACCCCATCCGCACAGTCAAATTATAATAATATTAGTAATGGATTCCCTGTTGGCGGTATACCTAGATTACCTTCTATGAGGTCTGGTCAAGGAGATCCTACTTTAGGTATGAATGATCTTGTTGGAACTCGTTCTGGAAGTGCCTAAATAAAACACACATAATATTATATTTGTTATGCCATTACCAAAGATTGCTACGCCAACTTATGAACTTGAGTTGCCATCAACAGGAAAGACTGTTCAGTACAGACCGTTCCTAGTTAAAGAAGAGAAACTTCTTGTCATCGCATTAGAAAGCGAAGACACCAAACAAATTACAACTGCTATCAAAGCAGTGATTAAAGCATGTATTAAAACCAGAGGTGTTAAAGTCGAAGCACTTCCTACATTTGATATTGAATATCTTTTCCTTAATATCAGAGGTAAATCTGTAGGAGAGAATCTTGATGTTAATATTATTTGTCCCGATGATAAGGAGACAGAAGTGAAAGTGAATATCAATTTAGATGATATTAAATGTCATAAGAATGATGGTCATACAAATAAAATTAAACTTGATGATAGTCTTATGATGGAAATGAAGTATCCATCTTTGGATGAGTTCATTAAGTCTAACTTTGATTTGGATGAGAAGAATCAGATGGATCAATCATTTGATTTGATTGCCCAGTGTATTGATAAAATTTATAGTGAAGAAGAAGTTTGGGCAGCAGAAGATTGTACGAAGAAGGAGATGAGTGATTTCCTTGAGTCGATGAACTCTTCACAGTTTAAAGAGATTGAAACTTTCTTTGAGACAATGCCAAAATTATCTCATACTCTTAAGGTAACTAATCCAAAGACTAAAGTTGAAAGTGAAGTAGTACTGGAGGGTCTAGCGTCTTTTTTCGCATAGGCATGATCCATATGGATCTGGAGAATTATTTTAGACTGAATTTTTCTCTCATACAGTACCATAAATATAGCTTGACAGAGATTGAAAATCTTATTCCTTGGGAACGAGACATATATGTTGCTCTTCTTCAACAACATCTTGAAGAGGAAAAATTAAAACAAGAACAACAAGCAAGATCTAATGCCACAAGGTAGACCCAATTCATATGCTGGAGGAGGCTTTATAAAGTCTATGAGGGAGAAGCACGAACCTCATATGAAGCTTGCTGGTAGAGTTGATGGCCTTGAAAAAAATATTCCTATTGCTCTTGCTGAATTACACAAGACATTAAGTAAGTCCTTTGGAATGCAGAGGAAAACTTTGATGCGGGTGATTGCTCTTGAGAAAAAAGTTTCTGGAATAACAATAATAATAGAAGGTCTGGAAGATGCTGCAGCAGATGTTGTAAAGAAACCACCAAGAAAGAAAAGACCAAGAAAGAAACCACCAAAAAAATCTGCAAAGAAACCTACACCTAAAGATTGGGGTGAAGAAGTACCTGGAGATTGGGATGCAACAAGTGGTGCAATACCTGAAGATGAGATAGGTGGTGCAATAGATGGTATAGATGATGGTGTAGATGGTGCAGATGTTATAGATGTTCCTGCAGGTACTCCAGATACTACAAGCACTTCAGATACTACAAGCACTTCAGTTAGTACAGTAGAAGAGATAAAAGAAGAGACTAAAAAAATTCATAGTACGATTAGTACACTTACTAGTCATACAAGAACTAATCTTTCAAAGGTTCTTGGTGTACAAAAAAGAGTTTCTAGTAATGAGAAAAAGATTACACTCATAAAAAATATATTAAAGTCACAGCAATCAGATCTAGGAGAGAAACTTAAGGGTTTAGATCCTGTTGCGAGTCCATTAGAAACTAGCATACAGACTATTGTTGATTCGGTTACGTCTATTCAACAGACACTAATAGATCAGCAGGACTTGGATAAAGGTAGAGAAGATGATGCTGATATAGATGCTGAACAAGATAAGAGAGATGCTAAAGAGAGTGGTAGAGAAGGTGCTGGTATAGGTGAAGGTCTTAAGAAGACAGGTGAGAAAATGCTTGCACCTGTTAAAAAGACTTTTGGTGGCATAATGGATTGGATAAAGAAATTCTTTATGGCAAAGGCAGTAATGATGTTTGTGAGTTGGTTCAGTGATCCTGCTAATGCAAAGAAAGTTTCTAGTCTTTTTAGATTCATTAAGGATTGGTGGCCTGCAATACTAACTGGTTTATTATTATTTGCGGGGTCGATGTTAGGACCAACAGGAATTATTATAGGAATAACTGCATTGGTAGTTGGGTTTATTCCAAAGATTGTAAATTCAATAAAATCTTTGTTTGGATTTACGAAAGATACGAATAAGGAAGCAGCAAAGGGTGAGAAAGAGGCAGCTAAAGCAGAAAAACTTGCAGACAAACAAGATAAGAAAGATGAAAGTGAAGATTTAAAACCAGAAGATGATGTAGGTGATGCACCAGAACCTGGAACTACACCATTAGAACCTCCAGCACAAGAATTTAATAAGGGTGGTCAGGTTCCTGGCCAAGGAGATAAAGATACAGTTCCTGCAATGCTAACTCCTGGTGAGTTTGTTATGTCCAAGGGTGCTGTAGAACAGTATGGTATTGACACATTAGAAGGTATGAATGCTGCTGCTGGTGGTACAAATCAACCAGAAGAAGGTGTTCCTCTTAAGGCTAATAGTGGTGGTCTTGTAATGCCCCAGACTCCTTTGGTTAATGGATATAAAGGTGGTGGTCAAGTTAAAAAGGGTACTTATGAAACAGCTGATAAATCTCATTTCGGAACAACTGGATATAGAATGGGTCAAGTGAGACCAGATATGTATGTTTATAGTAATGAAAAATACTTATCTACTTACAAAACACAAGGTGGTAGGGTAATAGAGGATAAAGAAGATTATAAAGAAATTAGTGGTTCTATTGCTGTTGAGGATTTAATGGCACATCAGAAGGAACTTATGAGTAAGATTAATAAGGTTCCTGGTTTTGAAAAGACTAATATTATTGATGTTATGGAACGTATGAATGATAGAGGAAGACTTGTAGATATGCCAGATGAAGTACTTTATCCTATTCTTAATTCGAGTGCTGCACATAAAGCAACAGATGAAAAGATGGATGCAGCAATCAAGTTGGATATGAAAACTGGATTGGCATTTGCAAATCCAAATAAAGTAATGGCAGATATTAAAGCAGCAAACGAATCAAGAGCTGCACAAATATCACCTAATCAATCAGGATCAGCAACTCCAGGTGCTCCTACTCCACCTACAACAACGGTTGCTTATCAACAGGCTCAATCAGCAGCACAAGGTTCTGGTGGTGGTGCTGAAGCAACTGCTGGTACACAGATTCCTACTTTTAGTGCTGCTGCAAAGTTATCTCCACATAAAGTAAAGGTCTTGGGGATTAGTAGATAATGTCAAAGATAGATACCAAAAAACTTTTACCTAGTGCTTCTAAAGCACATACAGTTTCGGAAGAATCTGTACAGAGGATGAGTGTTATTGCTAGTAAATTAGTTGATGTTAATACTATTTTAAAGGGAAGTCTTGCATTAGATGAGATAAGAAAAAAGAAAGAGAGGAAAGCAAAAGAAAAGAAGAAAAGAAACCTAAAGGAGAAGATGCGTGAGAGTATAAAGGGAGCTGCTAAAGGAGTAGGAAAGAGTGTAAAGAAAACTGCTGGTGGTATGATGGATTGGTTGAATAAACTGGTCTTTGGTGTTGTCATGATTGGTTTATTTAAATTGATGCCAGTCATAAAACCATTACTTCCTGTTCTTGGAACGGCTCTTGATTTTGCTATCAATATTACTGGTTGGCTTTTTAGTGCTGCATCAACATTAATTCATTGGGGTTATAAACTTTATGATGGGTTGAGAGGAATGGTTAAAAATATTTTTGGTGAGGGTGGATTAAAAGTTTTTGATAACTTGATGGCTGTCTTGAATAACTTTATGAATGTGGCCATTATGGGAGTAATGGCCTTATTGAAGTTTAAGTGGTTGCGTAACTTTGCTAAAAATATTACCAAAAGAATTGGTAAACTTATAATGAAAATTCCTGGTGTTAAGAATGCAGTCAGGTGGGCAGGAACAATGGGTAAGAGAATGATAGGAAGAACGGGTAGAAAATTACTTAAAACTATAGGACAAAAAGGATTAAAGAAAACTATAACAGGTGGATTAAAGACTGCAGCATCGAAAGGAGCAGCAAAGGTTGGTGGATTTGCTGCAAAATTATTTGGTAAGGCAGCAAAGTTTATTACTCCTGCATTTAAGAGTGCTAAACCATTCGTTTCAAAATTCTTTGGAAGAGTTCCTATTGTAGGCCCTCTTATTGTTGGAATAGTATCTTTACTTTCAGGAGAAGGTGCAGGAAAAGCAATCTTTAAAATGGTTGGTGCAGCACTAGGTGGTTTCCTTGGTGGTGCTCTTGCTGCTGGTGTGACTACTGCTACTGCAGGTATTGGTGCATTAGTATCACCAGCTATGGTTATGCTTGGGGAATTGATTGGTGTCTTTGTTGGTGATATGCTTTATGATTTGATATTTGGTGGTGGATTGGCCTCTATCATGGGCAAGTTGAAGAAGTTAGTTGGGGATGTATTTAAGAAAGCACTTAATGTTGGTACAGCAATAGTTGATTTTATTAAGAATGGATTTGAAAATTTCATTAAAGATTTTCCAACCATACCTATACCAGATATTAAACCAGGTGGTATACTTGCAAGTATATTAGAGCATGTTCCTTTTGGTAAGAAGATACTTGGTTTAGGTGTTCCATTTACTGATTGGAATGTTAGAGGTGCATTGAATAGTCTTCCAGGATTACAGGAGTTTTTAGGATTCTTTGCTCAAGGAGTTCCTGGTCTCAATACTTATGTTGAAGATGGAAAGTTAACAAAGATTCCTAATCTTTTAATGTTGACTCCAATGGGGATGCCTTTCCTTATTCCTCATTTAAAAAGTTCATTCTTTGGTGGTAAAGAAAAAGTAGGATCTGGTCCTAAAGGTGATACCAAAAAACTTGCAGGAGCAGAAGGGCAGACCAAAGCAGAGAAGAAAGCAGCGAAGAAAGAAGCAGCAAAGAAGAAGAGAGAAGAACTAAAAGCAAAATTAAAAGAAAAAGTTGGTGGGTTCTTTAATAAAATTAAAGGTGTTGTTGGTAAGGGTATAGAAAAGGGTAAGGAGTTAGTACAGATGGCGAAAGATAGGAAGGCAAAGGCTCTAGAAGCCAGAAAAGCGAAGAGAGAAGAGTTTGCCAAGAGTGTTGGTGGCATGTTTGATAAAGTTAAATCTTCTGTTCTTGGTGATAAAAAAGTTTCTGCTGGTGCTGGTCTTCAAAGTTATGCTGGATATGAAAGTGGTGCTCCACAAACTGCTATGATTCCTATGCCACCTGAAATAATACCAGTTGGTGGAGATGAACCTGGTTCATCAGGAGGAGGTTTTACTGGAGGATCAGAAGATCCTTTTGAATCTCTTTACGTTGGTGGACTTGTTTAAATAGGTATAGGAGGTAATAAAATGGCAAACGCAACAGGATCTAGAAGTACTGTACCAGCACAGGTATCTAAAGCAGAAATAAAAGCCAATGAAGGTAAAAAAACTGCCAACTTGTTGGGAGGTTTTGTTACTTTAATGTACTATGAAAGTATTCTTCAAGATTCTGTTAAAGTAGATTTTATTTTTGCTGATACTGGTAATAGTGTTGATGGTAAATCTGTTATGGAGGGTTTACCTGTAGTAGGAACAGAGGATTTTGAATTAGAGTTTGAAGATACTAAAGAAGTTAAACTTGAGTTTGGTGGAAAGAATAATAATACTTTAATTGTTAATAAGGTAACACCAAGAACAGTTGATACTGCGAAGTCAATTATTACTTTGAATCTAGTTAGTGAAGAGTTTATTCGTAATGAAGAAGGAGGATCTACTATTAATGTAAGAATGGATGGAAAACTTTCTGATCATATTACAAATATATTAGAGAACTTTTTAATTACAGAGAAAGAATTGGATATAGAAGAGACTTCTAATAATTATAATTTTGTTGGCAATAATAAGAAACCATACTATACTATGAATTGGTTGTCGAAGTTTGGTGTTCCTTCCAAGGATGGTGAGTCTGGATCTACTGCTGGATTCTTTTTCTGGGAGACTTCTGAAGGCTTTAAGTTTAAATCAATTGATACTTTGTTCGCACAAGACTCAAAGAAAAGATTCATTTATAACGGTACTGATGATGGTAAAGGAATTCCTGCAGGATATGATGGTAAGATATTAGAACAAACAACTGACAATCGTATTGACTATCAGAATAAAATTAGGATGGGAGCCTATGGAACCAAGTTAGTAGTCTTTAATCCTTTTAATTGTTTATATGAGGTTGTTCCACAAACTGCAGAGGAAACTGAAGGAGGAACTACAGGTGGAGGTGAGAAACTTCCAGTGTTCAATAAGAAATTTAAAAATCCAAGTGCAGAACAGAACTTTACACGTACAACATTTATGTTAGTTGATGCAGGAACTCTTCCATCGGGTGATGGTAAAGAACAGGTTGATAAGAATGAAGAACCTAATTTTGAAGCACAGACTGTACTTAATCAGGGAATTCGTAGATACAATCAGATGTTTCAACAACAGATGTCGGTTACTATCGGTGGAGATTTTGAATTACATGCAGGAGATGCTATCTATATTGATACTCCATCGGTCAAGGCTGAAACAGACGGTGAAATGAATAAAGAGACTGGTGGTAAATATATTATTGCTGACTTATGCCATTATGTTACCTCCAAGGAAACCTACACAAAATTAAATGTTGTTAGGGATTCCTTTGGTAGAGTAGCAGAATAAGCATCTACCTAATAAATAACAAGGAGATTTCTAAAATCTATTATGACTACTAAAGTACCAGAACACAATTTAAATCATGAAGTGTATCTTGATCCTAAAGATGGTAAAGAGCATGTTAATCATGGTATGATAGAATATAGTGAAGAAGATTTACAACTTCACAACGATGCTTTTCATGCTCATGAAGAGAATGAAGAGAATCCTGGTGGTGCTAAAATAAATGATTGGCACACACGACATGAGGATCAGCATTTAGAAGTCTATTGTGACAACCATCCAGATTCATTGGAGTGTAGAGTCTACGACGATTAAGTATGGAAGGTAACTTATTTAATTCAGGGTTTCTAGGATCCAAATTTCTTTGGTGGATCGGTCAAGTGGCCGATGATAGAACCTGGCGTGATAATCAGAACCCTAAAAAGGTTGGAGAAGATGGTAAAGATCCTGATGAAGAAACTCCTGCATGGGGATACAGATATAAAGTAAGGATCATGGGTTGTCATGATCAAGATGAATCCGCAGTAGCATCAGAGAATTTACCTTGGGCTCAAGTAATGTATTCTGTCTGGGGTGGTGGTCTTGCAGGTTCAAGAGCAACTCCTGGTATCAGACAGGGTATGTTTGTCTTTGGTTTCTTTTTAGATGGTGCTGATCAACAAGTTCCTGTTATTATGGGAATCTTGGGTGCAAATAGTAAGACAAAGGTTGAATCATTAAAGACTGGAATAAGTGGTGGTAAAAACTTTGTACCCCAGAGTGGTTACGCAAATGCTGATAAAGATGAGTCTAAAATAGTTCCTGATGAACAACTTGCAACTAAAGAACCATCTGAAGAAGTATGTACAACTGAATCAACAGATCGTATTCATCAGGAGACTGCACAAGATAGGAAATATAAAGATGTATTGGAAAGGAAACATGCATTGGCATGTCCAGATCCATTACACCAATCTGATACAAAGAATCTTCAGACACAGGTTGAGGAGTTGAGTAAGAAGATAGAAGCACGTCAAAGACAAGAAGAAGATTATGCGAGTGCAGTCGCTTCAGGATTGCCAACTCTTGCTGCCAGTAATGATATTCAGAAGATGATTGATGATGCTGCTGGTGAGATGTCTGGACCTATGAAAGGTATTATGAATCAGGCACAGCAGAAAACTATAGATGAACATAATTTAAAGATGTTACCTCTGTTCATCTTGGCTATACCTGCCGTTAAGAATGTATTATTGACAACAAACATTGCAGCACTACAAGATATAAGTTGTACATTTAATGATATTAATAAAGGATTAGCAGGAATGATTGCTGGTGCATTAGCAAGTTCATTCGCAAGGAAAGCAAAGCAATCACAATCTCAAGCAGTTCAATCTGCTAATGCAAAAGAAGGAAAGGGTACTAGTGGTGATACTGGAACTGGTTCTGGTGGTGCTAGTGGTGCTGGTCTTCCTGCTGGAGTTGGTGGTGGAGGAACTGGTGCTGGAGGAACTGGTGCTGATCCGATACCATATCAATCAACTCTTCCTGATGATGTGTCTCAAGGGATACAACTTCCATCACCTGCACCAAAAGGATACTATCAACCAAGTCCAATATGTTCTACTGAAGAATTGTTAGGTGAAGTATTGGGTTCTTCTATCAATAAAATTACACAATCATTTGGTAAAGCGAATGATAGTATGGTTGCTGCTGCCAATGATGGTACTAATCCAGATACTGATTCTGTAGCAGGGTCTGTAGGAAATAAATCAATTGACATGTCTATAAGTGAACGTAATGTTACTGCTTCATTAGAGAATGGTGCTCTTGTTTCTGGTATGGCAGCAGCATTTGCTTCTGCTGTTGGAGTTGATAAGAATGTTATTGGTAGAGTGACCAGAGCATTTGAACAGGGACAATATGGTTATGGATTAGAGGTCATGTCAACTCTCGCTAATGCTGTTGGTACTGATGTAGGTAGAAAAAGAATGTTGAGTAATATAATGGATCAAATTGCTAGTGGAGATATTATGGGTGGTTTTTCAGAGTCTGCTAATCTATTTGGAATACCTGTAAATTTAATGGCATCAATGGGTATGGGTTTTGCTGCTATTAAATCTGGTGACATGGGTTCTCTTACTAGTGCTCTTCAAAGTCTAGGTGGATTAGACCCAGCTATTCTAGGTTCAGTTGCAGGTATGGCAGACAGTGGTAGTTTAATTGGTGGACTCTCTTCAATGGGTGGAATATCAGTTGACATTGCAGAGTCAATGAATTTTGTACAATCTATCACACAAATGTTTGATTGTGATCCTGAATTTGAATGTTCTCCAAATGATGAGCACACATTAGGTGAAGGTGGTAGTGGTGCTAAAGATGAACCAAACTGTGCAGCGATTGCAGAGGCTGCTGACAATGCAAAAGAGAAACCACCTGAACCAGAGTACGAAGAAGTTCCTATCTACAATGCTCGTGGAATACAAGTTGATGTTCGTAAAGTATTAAAGGGATAGTATTATGGCAGTTTCATCTAAAAACATACACGTAGGTTGGATTGACAACACTGGTACTTATGTTAAGCATAAGACAGTTGATCAAGCAAATGCCTATGAAGTATTAAATCCAGGTAAACAATTTATATTTGTTGATGGTGATAGGAAAGTTAATTACTTAACTATAGATGAGGTTAATAAACTTACTGTCCGTGATATATTGAGGAAGGATCCTTGTGTTACAAGACAACTACCTTGTCCACCACCAACACTTACTTTCTTTGGTGGTAGAGGAATAGGTGCAGCAGGTAATCCAGTTGTAGATAGTCAAGGTCGTATTCTTGCAGTTGATATGGTTGATGGTGGTGTTGGATATAAAGGTGCTCCTGAAATAAAAGTATTCGATCCATGTAAGACAGGAAAGGGTGCTGTTCTTAAGGCAGATGTGAAAGATGGTCAAGTTGGAGGAGTAACTGTTGTTGATAGTGGTTTTGGATATCTTCCACCACCAGCAGATGCTCAACAGTATCCAGCACTTCTACAACTTACTGATGTTATAGTTACCAACTCTGGTATTAATTATGATTGCTCTAAAGATAAGTTGACAATCGAACCACAGAATGGTACAGTTTTATCATTAGTATGTGGCCCTTTTGGTAAAATAAAGGGGGTTAAGGTTGAAAGGGGAGGGAATTTTACTGACCTTCCGAGGATAACATTACCAAGTGATAGGGGTTTAAATGCTAGATTTACTCCTGTATTTGATGTCGTTAGAGATCCTCTTGTTCCAGAAGTAGCACCACTAGATGATGTTGTTCAAGTATTTGACACAGTTGGTCTAGATATTAATGGATACGTAGACGGTAAAGCATACTATGGAAATGTTTACTTTGCAGATGGAGTTAAGTATGCAGGTACTCGACAAACAGGTGGTGCTGTGGTTAGAGTCTATGATACTATTCAAGACAGCGTAACTGGGAGTACTAACTGATGGCAGGTAACGCACAAAAAAGTAACTATTGGGCTCAAGAAATAGGAACCCAGAACGGAGTTATTAAATTTGGAGCAATGAGTCCTGATGGGGATGTCACTGCCAGTGTTCAGATAGTTGGTGTAGATGGAAGACATTTCATCGCTATGGAGGAAGACGGGAAGCGTAGATACTGGACAACCATGAATGCTCCTGGTGCATTTCAGATTAATGCAGGTGAAGATCTTGCTGTTAGTAATCCAGATGCTGAAGGACGTAAGAATAAGGTTAATCAAAATGCTATCTTTATTAATGCAGAGAATGGTGATGTTACTATTAGGGCTAGAAATGGTAAACTTCGACTTGAAGGTCTTGATATTGAGATGGTTGCAACAGGTAATGCACCAGAGGGAGTACTATGGGCAAGAGCAAATGAAACTCTTAAACTTGACTCAAAGAATATTACAGTAGATGGAAAGCAATCAGTTAAAATTGTGAGTACGGGACTTCTAGTTCTTACAGGTCTAATTGGAACACAAATATTATCTCCACTTGTGAATGGAGTCACTGCTGCATCAGCAAGAAAACTTATACCAAAACCAGGAAAATTATTCTAATGGCATTATCTTTTGACGAAATTTGGGTCTACGGTGGTCAACTTGTAGTTGCTAAACCTCTTACTAATCCTAAAGCTCTTGGAGAAGGGTTGACTAAGATTGATTGGTCTGCATATATTCAAGGGTCACTACAGGTAGGTGCAGTTGATGACTTTACAGAAGGAGATTATCCAGGAACTGCTACCGTAATGGTTGGTAGAACAGACACTAAAGAAACACCTCTGTCTATCAATACTAGAGGTAATGTATTAATAGAAGGTGATGGTGCAACTCCTCATGGTCTTGAAGTAAGTGGTGGATCATCTATTGATACTCTTTATATTCATGGTGATGTCTATGTTAGTGGTTCTGTTGATTGTGGTTCTAAAGGAAGACTAGAAGCAAGACATCAAGTTGCTGATGGTCAACCAAAACCATTTGATATACCACATCCAACTAAAGGAGAAGGTTATAGATTAAGATATGCATGTATTGAGGGTCCAGAGGTAGGAGTTTATTATAGAGGGAGGTTAAGAAATCAAACACAAATTGCCTTACCATCTTATTGGAAAGGTTTAGTACATACTGATACTATTTCTGTACAAATTCAACCTATCAGAGCACATCAAGATATTATTGTGAAGAGATGGGATGATGAATTTATATACCTTCAAAATAATGGAGGACTTCCTATTGATTGTTTCTATCATGTGTTTGCAGAAAGAAAAGATGTAAACCCATTAATAACAGAATATGAAGGTGATAATTGTTTTGATTATCCAGATCCAAACTTTAAACCAGGTGCAGTGGATCCAGACTATAATGATCCACAATATAGGGGATTAAAGAATACAATAACGATTTGAAGAAACTAATTTATATTGAGGAGAATTTCATATCTCCTAGTGAATGTCAAGACCTTATAAATCTCTCTAAATCAAACACAGAGGAGATTCCTTATGGTCATGAAAGTAGGGGTGGAAATACCTTTCTTACTACTCTTGATGGGATTTATTTTGAGAAAGAAAAAAATAATGTAGTTGAGAAGGTAACTAATCTTTGTAACACTTTTGATGATAGAGTAATTATCGATTATGCTGCTGTTGTTAGGTGGCCTTCTGGAACTTTTATGAAGGAACATACTGATCCACCAAGACCAGGACAAAAACCTAATTTGTTTGCAGCACTTGTTTATTTGAATGATAATTTTACAGGTGGGTACACACAGTTTGAAGAGAATGTGGTAAAACCAGAGATTGGAAAATTACTTCTGTTTTCTAATTCACATTATAAACATAGTGTAAGTAAAATTGAAGGTTCTGAAAGATTTGCTCTTAGTATTTGGTTTAATCAGAAATGAAAAAATTACTTTATGTTGAAGAGGAGTTTTTAAATCCTTCTTTATGTCAACCTTTTATAAATTTGCATGGAGATAATAAAGAAGAAACATTTTTAGAAGCAGTAACTCATTCAGATTCTAATGAAAGTTTAACTTATGGTCCTGATATACCACAACCAGATGGTCACTATGGTGCAATTTATCTTGGTGGAGATGTAAGTCCTGTAGATATTAAATTATCAAAGGATGAACTTTTTGCTAATGTTATTGCAAATGTGACTAAAATTTGTAAGTCATTTCATAGTAATATACAGTTAGATTATTGTGGTGTTATAAGATGGCCTACTGGTACATTTATGAAACCTCATTATGATAAGTCTGAAATGTATAGTCCAAATATACTTGCAGCATTCCTTTATTTGAATGATGATTATATTGGAGGACATACACAATTTGATAATTTAGATGAAAGTGTATGGTATGATGTAAAACCAAAAACAGGTAAATTGTTGATATTTTCTAATCGGGAACATCTTCATCATGTTAGTAAAGTTGAGTCTGGAACTAGATATGTATTATCATTTTGGTTTAATAGACTTGACAAATAGTTACTAAGAGGATATAATACTATGAGCATGATGAGTGCATGGATGGACGAAGAATATTTAATGAAGTGTGTTGTAGACCCACTCAAGAAAACTTTTTATCTCTACTCTAATGAAGGAGATAGGAAGGAAGTAGTGTGTGATAATACAGAACAGTTTATGAACGTGTTGAATTTAGTAAGGGAAACTTGCCCAGAAGGTCGGTTGTCCTATGCAAATCCACTTTAGCCTCAGGGGAGGCTAGCTTTTTGTTTCAAAAAAGGTCGGAAAAAAACTCCAGGTATTTTTTCCCCTATTACTTTTTTATAAATATCTAAAAGTCTAATTTGGGCAGAAAATGGGTATTCGGATAGATGGTGCTGCTGACCTAATAAATGCAACCGATGGTTCTCTTACTATTGAAGGACAATCTGTTAATACTACTGGAATTATAACTGCATCGGGTGGTATGAAGGTAGGTAGTGCTGCTACTATTCATTCTACAGGACAGTTTAATATAGGTGTTGCTGCA